TGTAATTCTGTTTTACCAGAAAATTCAAGATAAACAAAGAATAATTGAAACATGAGTGCAAAAATCACCCATATAAAAGCTAAACTGAATAATATTATTACAATTATCTCATATAACTTTTGGCCATAATTAATTACAAGTGCTCTCATATATTTATATATTAAAGAGAGCTAAGTAAGTATTACCTTCCTTGCCCCCTATATTTACTAACTTTTTTAGCTTTAGGACCACTACTTTTACGTAAACGTCCTGTTTTTCTTTTTCCAAAAGTGACTTTTTTTGAGTCACCTGCTTTAACTTTAGCCATTGCTTAGTTTTTATGTAAATGAAGTTGATAAAGCTGTTGCTACTAATGTTGGACTAGCTGTTTTAGCAGTATTAGATCCTGGGTAAAACGAAAGGTATTGGTATAATAAAATAGTTGTTGCTACACCATATACAGCTTTACCTGTTGTAACTCCTGAAGCATTGATATTAAATAAACAATTACCAACAGTAGCTATAGATCCTGAAACATTTAATGCAATACCATGTCCATTAACTTTAGTATTACTAATAATAGATCTTGTAACAATAATAGTTCCTCCATACACTTCAATTGCTGCATCTCCAGTAGCATCTATTTCAGAGCTATCTAGAGTTACAACAGCTGTTGCCCCCACTCTAACAACTTGTACGTTAGACCCACTAGTTTCAATATCTGTCATGTAACATCCACCAGTTCTAGCATCTACACAATATACATCTCCTGTACCACTATGAGTTAAGTGAGCATCGTTTAAGTGTAATGTGCTTCCTGATCCTGAGTTGTCTATATAAATACCAGAACCTGTAGTTCCAGATGCATCTACCCAAATGTCTTTTAAGAATACTTTCTGAGGATTAGTTCCTGTAGAATAGATACCCTTACCATTAGATGGTGCAATGATTCTTACATTAGCCATCATAAAATGGTTTTCAAATGTAGAACTAGCACTACCATTAAATGTAATAGTACCAGTAATATTATAAGAACCATGTGTTCCTGATCCAATACTAGTTAACCAAATACCACCTTGTGTAAAAGTTACATTTTCAGTAATGTTACTTAACAATACTATAAATGCAGGATTGCTATCATTATAACCTGAAGCTACTGCTGCATTATATGCATCTGTTATAGTATTAAAAGGAGTTAAAATATTACCTGTTCGGTTATATCCTTCACTTGTTCTTGTACCATCAACATATATAGTTGATTTTGTACTCTTATTTAAATCAACATTACCATCTATAATGGTATTTACTGAAAGTCTAAACTCTGTTGAATTAAAAAGTTTTTTTACGGGTTGTCCTACATACTGTATTAAATTTTTCATATTTGCTTTTAAGTTATTAATTCATAGAATTCCTTAAAATGCTTAATACGATCTGGTAATCCAATAGTACCGCCATTAACACGTTTAGTAATTTTAGTTACTACTTCTGCACTAGATCCTGTATCAGCAATTAAATTTAAACCGTTCTTTTTCCAGAACCAAGCAGCAGAAGATAATGCATGCTTAGAAGAAACTAAGTCTGGATTAGCAAGAATATCATCTTCTACAGCTAGATCAAATGCTGTATAATTTTGTTTACCAGTTAACTGAATGTAACCTCTTCCACGGAATTTAAATCCTTCACCTGAAGCTTCTAAACCGTTACCCATACGACCACCGTATACTTTATTAGCAATCTTTTGTGGTTGACGAGCATAAGCATCAGCTAATGCTTGTGTAGGAAAGTATTTCTTGAATGTACCCATAAGACCCTTAGCTGAATAGTTAAGATTCTCTTGAGTTAATCTAAATCCACCTGATTCATGACCACATTGAGCTAAGAAATGAGCCAATCTTAATGGTGTATTAACACCAAAATTTTCCATTACACCAGGGATCTGTGCAATAACAGTATCCGGGATGTGTCCTTTTAGTTTTTCTAAGTTCATATATAGTTTGTGTTTATTACTTCTTCTTACTAGCAGTACCAGACTTAATCTTTACTGATGTTTTTTTAAATTCTTTAGCAACTTGAGTAGCAGCTACTGCTTTTTCAATCTTGCTACCAAATAAAAACTTCTTAATCAATGCAATAATCTTTTTCATATTATTTATTTTTTTTACCGATCTTCCAGTAAGTCTGGAAGCCATAAGATATGTTACCATTTATATCAGATCCGGCTTTTAGTCCGTATATTTTATCTGATTTAGTTTTCAGAATGACACCTGCTTCTGCAGCTTGTAATCCTAATGTTTGTGTAGTACTTACACCACCTCCAACATACAATTGTGTTTTAGCTGGAGCTTGATTAGTAATTGTTACCGTCTTGGTAACAAAAGGTATTTTATAATTGTATTTCCAGGATCTTCCTTTGATACCGTTTTCTTGAATTGTATCTGTCACTGTAACATAGCCTAGTGTATCTAGCTTTACGCTATCTGCATAAATAGCTAATGCTGTATATTTTCTAACAAGATCATCAAACTGTACTTTTAGTGCAGCGTAGTTAGTATCTGCTAGATATTCTGTTTTACCCTCAATGAATAAACTATCATGAATAATCTTAGCCGGCTTAGGTTTAGAAAAAATCAAACTATCTCTAACTGACCAAGTAGTATCATGTACTACAAGAGTATCAGATCCAGATTGAACACCTCCACCTACACAACCTTTATTCTGTAAAAGAACAAAGACTACTAGCACAGCTATAATGAAAAAATATATCTTATTCATCTGACTTCTTTTTAAATGAGAACTTATCACCTGTATCACCAATTAATGCTGCTATACAGATATACATTACAGCGTCAACTAAAGCATCTGAAGGTTTAATATCACCATGAGAAAAGCTATTAGCTGTTAGTGTTACACATAGAAACAATGCACACATAAAACCTACAACAGGTTTAATAGAAGTGGAACCACGTTCATCTTTAAAAAGATCTAGAGCCCATTGTTTAAAAGTCATACTTAATTGTTTTATATTTGTTATCCGGCAGAATAGCTACAAGTGATTGATAATCATAAAGATGCTTAACAGGAGTAGCAGGAAAACCTGCTGATTTAAACAACTGACGTTCTAAGTTATCTATTCTGGTCTTGTCTATATTAGACTGGGCCATTAGCAACTTTACATCAGATTTAATCTCGTTTACATCATTCCAGATAAGCAAACTAACAAGAGATACAAGTGTTGGGAATACCCACACCTTGAATGCTGCTATAGATGGGTTCTCTTTGATCATTTAGGTTTCTATTTTAAAAGTTTGAACTCATAAACAGAACCAAATGGTTTCTTTAGACTGATAGTCAACGTGTTAGGTACAATCCCACCGTTAGCGTCTCTACGTACAAAGTAGCGTAGTCCCGATGGTTGGTTAACAACTACCTTTCCTCCACCTGCTGCAACATTTTGTGCAGGAATAAGGATTGAATCTGCAGGAATGTTAGCTGGAACAGTAACAGACATCATTGTGCCAGGAATTGGGAAGCCTAAAGCGTCTTTCTGGGCATAAAACTTTTTAGCCATGGTATAATTAATTTATATATAAATATCAGAAGTGTAAGATTTCTATAAACCCTACATTATAATATACAAAATATCTGTTAGAAAACCATCACATATAATATAATTTACATCCTTAAACATATAAACCATCATCATGAGCCACCAATTATGGACCACACTTATTAAGTATAGTGTTAGCCCTAATCAGATTTATTTCCTAGACTGCTGTAGAAGTAGAATTAAGCCAACTAACATTATCAATCCAGATGCTGAGGCTAACATTTGCAGAGCTAAGGGATATATTAATGAACAAGGACAACTAACAGAAAAAGCATTAGTAATTTTAGATGGATTTGAAACCTTCCTAGTCAAGACTAAAAAGAAAGTAGCTACAGAAGTATTAGGAGATGGATTCCTAGAAAAAATCAAGTATTATAGGGAGTTATTTCCTAGAGGAACATTACCATCAGGTGCAGTATCTAAGCAAACAGTAGAACAGCTAAAGAAAAAGTTCATAGAGTTCTTTAAAACATACCCTGAGTATGATTGGTCATTAGTTCATATAGCTACAGAGTATTACATCTTTGAAAAAGAGAAGGTAAAGTTTGATTTTATGAAAAATAGTGGCTATTTTATAGAAAAGTTTGGTACTTCTGAACTAGCAAACTATTGCGATCTTTTACTAGATAGCCCAGAGATTCTAGAACCTGCTTTAGAACATTATAAAAAACAAAATATTAAGTGGTTTCAAGAAAAAGCTTAGAAAAATTTTGTTTTTCCCCTAACTTATCATATTTTTGACTTACAATAAAACAATCCAACATGGTTAACACACCCAACAATTATGAAGAGCTTAGAAAGATATTTGAGTCTCTTCCTACCGTAGATGATTCAAGATCCAGTCTACGTATTATAAACTTTGAAGTACTAAAAGGTATTGTAGATGACGCTACAAGAAAAGCTTATTTAACAGCAGGCATTGAGTCTTATACAAAGGCTAATGACATTATTAAAGAAGTTTTTAGTAAATCATTTCCAAGTTTATAATAAAAATCTTTTATGGATCAAAAAATAGACAGACCTTATGGTGCTATTACGCATGCTGAAGGTTTACGAATAGGTCTAAAGTATATTAACGATAGACGTAAAGGACGTATTAAGTCCTTAAGAACACCGTGGGATGCTATTAACAGTGCTACTATTGGTGGTATAGAATGGGGGAGCCTAGTTACAATTGGTGCTCGTCCTGCTGCAGGTAAGACTATGTTTATTAGTCACATTCTTAGAGAGTCTAAAAGACTCAATCCTGACCAAGATTTTTCCATATTAGAGTTTCAGTTTGAGATGGGTGATGAATCCTATGCTGCAAGAGAATTTGCGGCACAGGTTGCTATGGATTATAACGTAGTGCTCTCATCTAAAAAAGAACTTGATGACTTTGCTTACGAGCAAATGGAAAAGTATCTAAAGGAATCAGAAGAACTAGAAAAACTTGGTGTTCAAAGAGTACGTATTAAAAAGCCACTCACTTCTGTTGACATAAAAAAAGCTATCCATCATTACTTTAATGAACTGGGCGGTAAACCAATGATTGTCACTATTGACCATAGCTGGTTGGTAAAAAAAGCAGCAGATGAAAGAGAGAAATTACAGACTCTATACAACATAGCAGATATGCTGATTGATGTAAAAAGAGACCTACCTGTAATTGTAATTATCCTTACACAACTTAATCGTACCATGGAAGATGTATCACGCAGAACTCCAGGTACAATTGCTAACTATCCTAGCTCATCAGATATATTTGGTGGTGATGCTCTTATGCAGGGTTCAGACTTGGTCTTTGCAATAAGTAGACCGTTTACACTAAACATAGAAGACTATGGGCCAGAACACTATCAAGCTAGTAAAGAGAACGTATTTCTTCATCTATTAAAACTACGTAACGGAGCTACAGATGAGAATATTATTTTCTTACAAACTGATTTTAAAAGACAAAGAATGATTGAGTCAGCTGCTCCTCCAACTTTACAGCAGCAACCACAAACGTGGACTCCAAGAGGACCAAGAACAAACAGACAAGCACCTTCGGCTGATGTTGGCCAGGAATTATAAACAAAAACACACAGTATGACAAGTATCAACACCCCACAAACAACGGACGTTAAAGAATTAAAAAGACTAAAGCTTGAGTCTATTAGAGATTATCATCAAGATCTAATTGATGATCTACAGATTTCAAGAGTTGACTTTAACATGAAAATGCCATTCTATGACAAACATGGTAGAATGGTAGTAGGCATTTTCTCTTCAGAGTTTAGAAAAGACAAAGGTTTTTTCTTTGAACTAATTACTAGAGACTTAAGCCCTGCAGATGCAGATCGTAAAGTTTACAGAGTTCCTGTAAGCGGATCTTATGAAGAAGAGTATGAACTTAATGAAAAAGGTTCTTATCTTGTTCCCCTTGAAGAACTAAGAGTAGTAAATCCTAGCTCAGTGGCTATTAAAAAGACAGGAATGTTTGGTATTGATACTGAAGCATTACCTTCCTCTTTACCTAAGACACCTATGCAAGCTTACAAAGCTCCTGCTACAATGGAAGACGCACCTTACAGTGACATGACTATTAGAGATTACTATGCTATCCAAACAGGTAAACCAGTGAGTTCTAAAATATGGTTGAATGAATTAATTAAAACTACAAAATAACATATGGCACAAGGAATCTTAATCATTGCAGAGTCTGGGTCAGGTAAATCAACAGCTATTGAGAACCTAGATCCAGCAGAGACGTTTATTATAAACGTAGCTAACAAGGCTCTACCTTTCAAAGGATGGAGAAAGAAGTATGTACCGTGGAGCAAAGATAACCCAACAGGTAATCTTTATTCTGCTAGTTCATCAGAACAAATAGAAGCATGCATGAAGTATGTTTCAGAAAAACGTAAGGACATCAAGAACTTAGTTGTTGATGACTTTCAGTATATGAGCTCATTTGAGTTCTTTGACAGAAGTGACGAGAAAGGTTACGAAAAGTTTACACAAATTGGTGCCAAACTTGCCCGTATTGCACGTATGCCAAAGGATTTAAGGGAAGATCTATTAATTTTTATCCTAACCCATGCTGAAGAATCTACAGATATGGAAGGTAAAAAGAAGTTTAAAGCTAAAACTATTGGTAAAATGGTTGACGAAAAACTTACTTTAGAAGGATTATTTTCTATAGTTTTGTTTGGCAAAGTTAAGAAAGACAAAGACGGTAATATCAGATATGTATTTGAGACGTCTAACAATGGTGAGAACACATGTAAATCTCCCAGAGGTATGTTTACTGACTTTGAGATAGATAACGACATGAGTTTAGTCAGAAAAGCTATCATAGATTACGAGAACTAGTATTCATTTTTAATTCACAATAAGTTTAAATCAACAGAACATGTTTAGTACAAAAGGACAAGAAGTCAAAACAACAGGAGGGACAGCTAAGTCTCTACAAACAGGAGTAGTTTATGCACACATTTATAGTGGGCAGATCAGAACATCCAACAAAGGTGATAAGAAAACTTTAGAGTTGATCCTAGAAGGGCCAGCATCTGAAGGTTTTGAAGGTTGGGCAATTGATAAGAATGATCTAGAAGGTCCAAAGTTTACAGGACAATCAAGTCGTGTATCTGCAACTATCTGGACAGATCAGTTCAATGAAACCAACGTAACTAAGAATGAGATTATGTTTAAGATTGCAGTTATTGCATCTGAGCTTGGTCTTAGAGATCAGATTGATAATATTTCTGCATCTAATTTAGAAGAGTGGGTTGAAAAAGCAATGACTATGCTTAAAGGACAGAATTTATATTGGTTCTTAAAAGGTACAGAAGAAGAATACAATGGTAAAACTATCATTAAGTTATCTCTACCTAAGTATAAGTTTGTTTCAGCAGATGAAGCTAAGCTTGATAAGTTTGATAAGAACAACCAATACCACTATAAGGCTTTACAAAATAAGTCTGTAGCTAGCTTTGAGCCAGCTAATAGTGATTTTGATATGTAATTTCCTGCTTGAAGACTGGGGGAGTAATATCACTCCCCCTTTTTTCGTTTAATCACAAGCCCATGTTTAAGATAAAAAATATGGTACACGACATCAAGGATGTTCCTGTATCATGGATATTTGAACACTTTTGTAAGCTGAAAGAAAAGCTTGCTGGGCATGATGTAAAGATTAAAAGTCTTTTTAATTCTAAGGAACGTACACCTAGTATGTGTATTTACTATGAACCTACAAAAGATACATACAAGTATAAAGATTTTTCATCTGGTCACGGTGGATCTGCAATAGATCTAGTAAAAGAAATCACTGGGTTAAATTATCATAAAACTTGTACTCTTGTAGTAGAGAATTATAATGATTTTGTACTCCACAATAACGGGGGGTACGATGTACAAAAATTTAAACAAGCTTCTAAATATAAAGTTAGTCAGTTTGTTTTCAGATCCTGGACCACTCAAGACCAATATTTCTGGACTCAGTTCAATATTGGATCACGTCTTCTAGATGAATATAATGTAAGACCTTTAGAGTATTACACTATGCATAAGGATTGTGATGAGGGACCCATTGATCTAACCATTAAAGGTAACTATCTATATGGTTACTTTAAATCAGATGGTACACTGTACAAAATCTATCAGCCCAAAACGTT